GAAGATCCTGAGGTACCTGATGAACCACTAGATCCGGATGTACCTGATGAGCCTGAAGTACCACTTGAACCTGATGAACCGCTAGTACCTGATGAACCACTAGATCCTGAAGTACCGGGTGTACCAGGAGCTCCTTCTTGGTTTACAGTCCATGAACTAAAACTGTTACCACTTCCTGTAGAAGTAGAAGATACTTGCATATCTCCTGTGGTATCATCATAAGATATAACAGTAGCTGTAAATCTTTCAGTTACGGGTGAAATGGAAGATGCTATAAGAGCAGATAATCCTGGTGACCAGGATAGTCCTGTTTCTACTACTAAATCAATTATAACTCCCGTAGTAGTAGGAACTAGAAATGTAGAGGTAGATGTAGTGGCAAATTTATCTGAAGTCCCACTGGTGCCAGAAGTACCTGATGTACCTGATGAGCCACTAGTACCTGATGTGCCTGATTTACCTGTGGCTCCTTCATTAATAGTTACTACTTGGGTATATTCTTCTTGAACAATTAAATTTGTTTGAGGTAATTCAATAGTAACAGACTTATTACAGATATTATCCGTAACAATAACCTTTTCATTCTGGTTTTGTAAAATGATTTGGTTTGGTTGGTCTGATATGTTAATTGAGTTACGACCCATTTATGCTTTCTTTTGGATTATGAACCATTCGGCACCATCACTCCATACCATTATACCTTCATATGCTTTATTTATTCGATATCTATTAGAAGATACACCCCCATCTAAAAGTTGGCTACTCGAGGGAATTAGATATGTATTTGTATTATTTGCATAAGTACTATCACTAATAAATCTTATAGCTCTATTTATATTATTAGAAATTGTACAATCAGGGAGAGTTAAATTCATATTACCAGCGTCTCCACTCCAACTTAATTCAAACATTCCAGATGAAGTATAAGCAGATCCCGAAAGATCTATGTTTATATCTTTTTCACAAGTAATTGAGGTTGGTGTTAAATACACATTTGTAGAAACATTACCTGGGTCTGTTCCAGTGCCATCCGCACCTCTTGGTCCTTGAGGACCAACAGCTGTAACTTCAACCGTTCCTATTAAAGGTTGGGTTACAGTTACAGATTCGTCACAGCTATTATTTGTTATTACGATATGACGACAAGGTGCATTTCCACATCCACAGCTCATTAGAAAGATCCTAGTGTTACATTTTTGCTTAATCTAACTTGACCTTCTAATAACCTAGTAACTATAGGAAATTCACTTCCAGTAGCTAATTCTAAATCATATACTGCTTCATTAAAATCTAATAAAGAAGAAGATTCAGCAGATATAAAAATTCCTATAGTTCCTGATGTAGGAGGATTAAGTCCATCTGATCCGTTAAAATTAAGACCTGTTCCATCGGTAGCTAAACTACTTGATAATGTAATGTATTTAATATCAGATCCTGCAGAAGGGCGTAACTGCATGCGGCCTTGATATCCTGTTAAATCTACAGGATTATTATCAGAATCTTTATAAGCTAACTCAAAATCTAAAGTTGCCCCTTGTTCTATTGTAAATGAATATCTTCCAGCTGACATTGTATTGTTTTCGTATAAATATTACGAAATCAATAAATAGGATTATCTGTGTAATAATCTCTTAAATCCTCTACAATTTCATTTCTATGGTTAGAATTTAAAGTTATAGCTTCAAGATTTTTAATTTTTCGTGATGCTTTATAAAGGTATTTAAATCCTGAGTCTGATTTTTTCTTTAAGTCAGTTTGGTGAGCATCTCCACAAACCATCATTTTGGATCTTAAACCTAAACGGGTTGTAATCATTTCCATTTGGTCGTGAGTTACATTTTGAGCTTCATCTACAATAACACATGAATCTAGAAATGTTCTGCCTCTCATAAATGATACAGGTACAATTTCTATTTTACCATCTGCTATAAGTTTTTCAACTTTAGCTTTATCATACAACATAAATAAATTTTGATAAATGGGTTGAACCCAGGGGTCCATTTTTTCTCTTAAATCTCCCGGGAGGAATCCAATTTCTTCTTTACTTACTGTAGGTCTAGTAATAATAATTTTATTATAAATTCTTCTAAGAAGACCATCTAAGGCTACTTGGCAGGCTAATAAAGTTTTACCTGATCCTGCTTGACCTGCTAAAAGTGTTATAGTATTATCTAAAATTAGCTGTTTAGCTTCTTTTTGTTCTTCGTTTAATTGAATTTTAAACTTTATAGGATTTTTTACTACCTTTTTTTCTCTAAAAATTTCTTTGGCTTCAGCGGTCATATTGAAATGGGTCATTATTAAAATTAATTTTAACTAGTTTATCTAATCCAGCGTTCACATGCATCTCATCCTCTAAAACAAGGTCAAAATCAAATCTATCATCTAGGGGTAATACTAGATCAACTTGAGAACCCCATCTTATAAGTGAAAAACGCTCATTTTGGGATACAGGTGAGTTCTGATCATTAATAAAAGGAGCTATAACATTTACGTCCTCATCTGCTATTTGGACTAAGTAATAAGTATAATCTAATTGAGGGGAATAAATTTTATTCCACATTCTTTCATTATATTTAAGATATTCTAAATTATTGGGGTTAATTGCAGCATTTAAAATATCTTTTTCTATGGCTAACATAGGTTTATTAGTAGACTCTATTGGGTCTAAACCTTTATATTGTAATATACCAGCATATGGTATTCTATTTATATGAACATCATAGAATGACATAAATATACCAATTACAAGAGAAGGTTTATCATAAGTTTTATCTCCAAGTACATCTTGAATTGTATAATTCATACCCTTAATTTCTACTATGGGATCAGTAGCATTTTGAACTATCTTTTGATATAAAATAGTACCATCCGCAGGACTATAAAAATGTTTATGATCTATATAGTTAGGACGTAGTGGATCCCTAAAAAAGAAGGTATTTGATAATTCACCTACTTCTAATTTTGATAACTCAGCAACTTCTCCCTCTAACCAATCTTCTAAGTATTGAGCCATTATAGTAAGGATTTATTATAATCAACATAATTTAAATGCATCATCATACAACTTAACATTGCTCCTGATTTCATATATTCTGAAAGGTTGAAAAATACGGGTTCAAGACCTTCATTAAAACAAATTTTTTCTAATGTATTTATTTTAGCTTTTTCAGCTTCATAGTTTTCATCTGCTCGAGTCATTTCAGAGATATTAGAAGCACACAATATAGTATTACCTAAACGTACTGAATTTGCAATTCCGTTAAGGGTATCATTAATTCCTATGTCTATTACGGTAGTATATTGTGATAATTCAGCTAATTCATCATCATTATATAGTTCCGTGCAAACTAATGTTTTTTCTTTAGTTAACGGGAAAATAGAACAATCAAGATGGTATAAATATTCATCAACCATTTCTAATTTAATAATTTTCATATCAAATTTTTCTTCCATCCATTCATAAGCTTTAATATCTGAACGGATGCCATATCCTCCTATATAGACATTATCATAAAGATATTTTAAATCTGCTTCTCCTTCCCATTTAAAAGGACACATATGAACTTCATAATCCATAGATTCAAAAAATGGTTTTCCAACTTCTTCTTCTCCTTGTCGAGGTTCAGAAGTAAAATTAGCCATAATAATATTATTTGAATCTTTAATATGGGGGAGATAAATACCTAAGTTAGCCACATAAACTAAATCTTGGAAATTACCAGTAGCAGGTAATATATAAGCTAAGCTATTTCCAGCTACAAATTGATATAAATCTAAAAATTGACGATAAGCAACTCCTTTATTTATTTTAAGTGCTTCTTCTTCTAATTCTTGCATCCAAACATTATTAGGATTTGAAGTGTCAAGTGTAAAAGGAAAATTCATAACGAATGCCGGGATGGGCAGTTGCGAGGGGGTCTCTTTCATTTTATAAAACTATTTATTTATTTACTATAAATATAGTATACTACTAAGAAAATAAAAAAGCCCCGCGTAAGCGGGGCTTTCTCTATTTATATTCTAAAATTAGATTAGAGGGTATTCAAACCCGCAACCATAATCTTAGCATAGTATTCAGGTCTTAACATCTTCTTAGCATAACGAGTCAAGAGCCCTTTACGTGGAGTAAAGGTGTTTGGATCGTATACAAGAGGAGTCATAATTAATGGAACATAAGGAGCGAATGTAGCACCTGTTTCCAAGAATTGTGAACCTTTGAATCCTAATAAAATTGCATTTTCAGTCATGTATGGGTTCTTATAAACTTCATACTTGCTGTTCAAGTTACCAACTTTTTGGATACCGAAAGCATACTTCATAGAATCTGCATCAGAACCATCAGAAGCTGCAAATCCTGGGATTGATTCCAAGATAGTACCTACTGTTGGGGAACATACCATAAAGTTAGCACCTCCTCTTAAAGTTAACTGGTGGATCTTGTTAGATACCTTGTTTAACTTAGTACCAAGAGTTTGGAACCATTGACCTTGTGTATTGTAGAATGTACCATTACTAATTGGTGTATCAACTGTACCATCAAATCCTTGATTGTTAACAGCTGACCAGTAGTCAGTAGTAAGAGCATTCTCCAACAACATACCGAGGATTTCCAAGTCAATCTCAAGAGCAATATACTCACTCATGATTGAAGTCAATTCAGCTTCAGCATCTAATGAGTGGTATGCATTCAAATCTTGAGCAAACTCAGGAGTCCATACTGCTTTTAACTTTTTAGTTTTAGCAACAATCGCCTCAGATTTCATCTTAATGTTGATTTCTGGGATATCGATTGGGTTGTTGTTTAAGTTAAGTGAAGTATTACCATCTTCAAAGTCGCCTCTTTCCGCAGCAGTAGTCTGTTGTGGGTAAGAAATTACTAAGTTTGAAGGGTTAGTACCATCAGCACCTGAAACAAATAATACAATATTATTTGCACCATCTACAAAGTTATATTGAGCATAGTTACCACCAACATCAGTACCTTCTACTACGAATCCTCTAACACCATTCAAATCTGGGTTATCAAAGTCTGTAGAAGGAACTGTAATAGTTTGTACTATACCTGCAGCACCAATAGAAGCTGATAGAGTAGCATCATATCCTGTTGAAGCCCAAGAAGCAGAAGCAAATGTAGCATTTGCACCAGCTGATGAAGTCAAGTTTGTAGAATAAGTCCACTTACCTGCACCATAAGTACCATCTGTTGGAGCAGTAGCAGTATCAGTAACACCATACATGGAGCCTGAACCAAATACATTTCCACCTACATTGAATGCTGAACCAGATTTAGCTGTTCCATATTGGAAATCAAGGAAGAAAACAAGTCCTGAAGGTAGGCTCATAGGTTGAACCGAAACGAAATCTTTCGCAGCGATTTGACCGAATACCTTTCTTACGAGAGGAAGAGCAATTCCAGACCATTGTTCACCTCGTCCACCTGCAAATTGAGCACCATTAGTGCCTGCACCTGTAAGTGAGGATTCAACAACCAGCTGTTTAGCTTGGTTTTCGAGGATTAAAGCCATGTTGTTTTTTTCGGTTTCCGAAGAAATACCTTCTAACAAGCCGGTTTTATTCCACTTATTGGCTAATTTAGCGGCATCCGATTGGACGTTTTTCCACTGATTAGCACTCTCTAAAAGAGAATTTAAGTTTGACATTTTGTTTTTGTTTTAAAATTTAAAAATTAATTAATACCTGCTAGTTTTTTAAAGCGAGCTACCATAGCATCTTCTTGAATAACGTTTTCATTCAAAGGACGTTTTGGTGCAACACCAGCAGATTTAGAGGCCATACCTAATGATTCTCTAATGTTAGACTTAGTAGACTTAGCTACTAAATTTTCATTAAGAGTTTCAAAGATATTTTTAGCTTCTTTTACTGTTTCAGCTTTATCAAAAGCTTTTAAAACCTTAATTTTTTGATTTTCTGTAAGGGTTTTACCTTTGAAAATCTTGTTAGTATAGAGTAACTTAGAATTTAATAAGTTGACTTCATTAAGTTCAGAACGTAAGTGATTAATAACACTTTTAGCTTCTTTAAGATCTTTTTCAATCTTTTTCTTTTCATCAGCTTTACCATCTAGGTAACCTTCTTCTTCAGCATCTGTTCTAGCATTCTCTTCTAACTCAATTTCTTCAGTATCAGTAACATCAACTGTTACATCTACATCTTCAACTTCCTCTTCATCGTCTACCATTTCAACTGCGTCACCTCCAGCTTCTAGATCACCTGCGTTAACCATGTCTTCGATTACATCTTCGATCATAGCTTTTAGGTCTTCTTCACTCATGTCGTCAAGGTCAATATCATCATCTTCTCCTGCTTCTTTGCCTTTTTCGTATTCATACTTGTCTACGTCAGCACGTTCAGCTTCAGACTCTTCAGATAAATCTTCCTTTTCATCTTTCATACCGTCCAGATAGCCTTCTTCTTCGGCATCTGTTCTAGCATTTTCATCTAATTCTAACTCAGCCAATAATTCATCAAGGTTAAGTTCTTCATCCATTTCATCATTTTCATCGATTTTGGTTGAAACTTCCTTGTCAAATTTGTTTTGACCTTTTAACTTGCCTTTTTCATACTCATACTTATCAACTTTTGCTCTTTCTTTACGAGATTCTTCTGAAATTTCTTCGACTTCGTCAATTTCTTCCATCTCGTTAATTTTTTGAGCAAGCATGTCTTTAAGGTGAGGTGTAAAAGCTTCTTCTAAAGCGGCTTTCGCATTGGCGATAGCTACTTCTTTGACTGCTTTAGCATCTGCGATAGCATCTGCTAATAAATCTCTGTTTGCCATTGTTCCTAAATTTTTTGGGAAAATACGCTTATTCTGTAGAAGCGTAATAGTGATTATAAAAATAATTGAATGCTGTATAGACTGACAGCATATTAAATCCATTATACATATGTAAAAAAAAAGAAGGATGCAAAAATGCATCCTTCACCTTTAAATTAAAAAGTATATAATATTATATAATGGGGCACTGTCCATTATTACAAAGGATTTCTGTAATAATCTCGTTTATTTTATTATAATTACTAGGAATCACAACAGAGGAGTCTAAACCTTCACTTATAGGATGGACATAAGCTCCAGGTGTTGAAGGTGTAGAAACAAAATCCCAACATAATAGTTCAAAATCATCTTGTACTTCTTGTACTCCATCAGAACTAGGTTTTAAGCTGCCCATCCCTCTTGAAGATACACCTACTGTAATCCCATTTCGGAATAACTCTGTTAATATATTACCTGAAGGGGTAGGAAGAATTTCAATAGTGCCTATTACGTCATCTCCATCCCATTTAATAAATTTTATATTATGAGAAACATTTTTTAAATTAATAATAGAAGAATCAGGGTGATCTAATTCACCTAATGCTCTATTTTCTTTAACAGGGCCATCAATATAATTTTTTACTTCCCTTTCTAAAATCTCCCTAGGGTAGTATCTACCATTACCGTTTTTAGTTTCGGCAGTTTGTAGTCTACCCTCAACAATTAAATTACCATTCTCTGTTTTAAGAGCTTCAGTAATTGCTTGAGGGGCAATTTTAAAAAATTGAGTATCTATGAGGGTCTGTTTCATTACCCCATAGTATTCTTATCAGCAGTAACTTCCATTAACTTTTTTTCTAATAAAGCAACTTCTTTTTGTACTGATTGGACTGCTGATTGGTTAATAAATTCAGAAATAGATTCATCTTCATTTACCATAAGAGCACTTTTTCTTTCAGCAATTGCTTTTTCATAAATTTTAGCTTCAACCTGTTTTTTAGCCATTTCTCCTAGACGTTTTGCTTCTTTCATAACGTCTTTCATACCCATTCTACCTTCTTTTTTGGCTTTCTTCTTTAGATCTTCTTTTTCGTCTTTCATACCATCCTTGTACCCTTCTTCTTCAGCATCAGTTCTAGCATCTTCAGACATATCTTCTTTTTCGTCTTTCATACCATCCAGATAGCCTTCTTCTTCAGCATCTGTTCTAGCATTTTCAGCCATATAAGCTTCAAATTTAAGTTCATAGGATTCCTGTTTACGATCTGCAAACGGGTTTCCAATTGATGGAACTCCTGCTACAGCTTCTTCTAATAATTCTTTTAATTTTTCTGAGTTGTTCATTATTGCTTCTTTTAAGTCTCCATATCCGGAGGATTTGTATTTACCTTTTATTTCTTCAGGAGTTAAGCCTACTACTTTATCAGTGTAGCCAATTCCTTCTACTCCAAATGCTGCATTTTCAATATAGTACATAGGATCTTTTCCTAATTGTTTTACTACAATTTCCATTGCTTTTTCAAGTGGCATTGAATTATCTTTTCTTATTTCAATTGCTACCCCATTTAAAAGTTGATCAGGATTAATATTATTAAATAATTTAGGGTCTTGATAATCCCATCCTTTAGTATTCAACTCATCTACTTCTTTAGTAGTTTTTTTTTCAGTTGCTTTCGCTGCTTCTGTTAAATATTCTTGGAATTTATATATTAGTTCGCTTGTCATGTTGATAAATATTAATCTTTATATAAATCTATAAAATCTATACCTTTTGCTTTTTTTCTTAATGTTTTTTGATCAACCGGTTTATACCCAACTGAAGTATACTGTGAAATGTTTGGCTTAGATCCTTTTTTTCTGAATGCAAAAGGTGTATTATAACCCATCCCTTCTATTTCTTTAATACTATTTTTTATCATAGAATATTGTTCTGGGTAGTTGTTTCTAAAGAATGTTCTAAAGTCATTAAATGTTTTAGCTATTTGTTTAGCTTGAACTTTGTAAGTGGCATCACCCCTTAATTCTTTTTTAGTAGTTAAATTTTTAGCGATTTCTTTAGCCTTTTCTAAAGTGTTATGTAATTCTACAAAACTAGGAAGTTTAATAATTTTATGAGTAATACCACCACCCTCACCCCTTTCTTTAGGTTTATTAGCTTTAGCATAATAACTTAAATCATCAGCAAAAAAATCATCAGGGCTTGTAGGGCCATACTTATCCTCAATTTTTTTAAGAAAAGATGGGTTTAGTTCAGAGGGTTCAATAGGCATTATTTAATTTCTTTGTGAAGTTCTTCTGTTAATTGGTAATATTGAAGAAGGTTAATTAAATCATCATTATTAATTTTAGAAGTTTTACCTAATTCTTTAAGGAGTTTTACTACTTCTACTAATTTAATCTTAGTAGCTTCATCTTTTACACTTTTGATTTGGTGGTTTAATACTTTTTTTACTTCGTTAATTTTAGTATTATAAATTTCTTTTAAACGAGGAGTATTATCAATTGAATTAATAAATTCTTTTAATATACCTTTTTGACCCTTATTTAAATTAGAATATTTACCATTAAATTTTTCAAGCATTACTTTGTAAGTAAGGATTCTTAAATCTTTATCATACTTGCTAAACTCCTCAACTAAATCTGCTTTTACTTTTTTTTCACTAATAGGTTTTTCAGTTAATTGCTCTAAAATTGTTATTTTATTAGCAATAATTTCATCAGTTTCTGACAGTTTATCTGAATTGAAAATTTCTATGAGCTTATAAAAAGCAGCATATCCTTTATAATTAGGAACTTGGTGTTTAAAAAATTCTTCTAAATTATAATGCTTACGAATTTCATTTATTAAATTATATTTTTCTCTTCTTAAAGCACTTCTATTTAGTTTACGGGATGCTTCTAATATAGTATTTAAAATAATATCTGCTTTCCCTTCACTTAAATTTTTACTTTTAAACAAAGATTCATAAAGTTTATATTCTTTTCCTAATTCTGTTTTAGCAAAGGATTTTTTTAAAATATTAAGGGAAGCAGACTCATTCTCTGATAGAGTATCAGCAGTTATTTGTCTTACTAAAAGTTCAAATAAAAGTCCGGTATTTTTATACTTAGAATGTTTGATTCTCATTGATGGGCTTTTTTATAAATATATAAAGATTTTTACTCCTTTAAGTTACTTTCATCTAATAGTGAACTGTCTTGCTCAAATACTAGTTGTTTACGATTAACTGGTAACTTTTTTAGCATCTCTTTATTTTGTAAATAAGCTGTTTTAGCTTCTAAAGCTAAAGGTGAACCACCTTTATATGAAGGTCTTATAGAATCTGATTCATTTTCTTTACCTTTCATCACAGCTACTCCTAATCTATCTTTACCAAAATTATCATTTTGGGTATTACGGTTAGAAACTTTTTCTTCAGGACGACCTAATTTTTCATTATATCCTGAAGGGATGTTGTCGGGTTCATCATAGTATCTGCCTTTACCATACATAGAAGCTAAATCATGAGGAGTACCATATGAATTTCCTGTTTCTACAGGATCATTACCTTCACTTTCTATTTGACTGTTACGGAAAGTACGTTTAGCATCCTCACTAACTAAATCTCTAAATTCTACGTATTGATCTTCACTTAAGTGGAATAGGTGATCATAAATAAAATCAGTAGGGAATAATTTAGTTTCCATCATTTGAGCTGCTAAATCAACTTTTTCTTTCATTAATGCTACTCTTTCTTGATCGTAAATGATTGAAGGGGTAGTTAAATTTAATTCAAAGTTTGTTAATTCTTCACCATCAAATCCTTGTGTATAAAGGTGGACAACTGCGATTTTGTATAATTCTGAAAGAACAATTCGCTGAATTCGTTCTACTGTGCGAGCAAATCTAATGTCTTCAGCAGCTAATGTAGCTTTACCATCAGTATTTTCATCATAACCTAAAAAGGCTTTAGGTACTTTAAGTGCAGCAAATAATTTGTCTCTTAAATATTCTACGTCTTGAATACCATCATATTGTAATCCCGGTGTAGTATCAATTTTAGTAGCAGTATCATTACCTCTAACAGGGATATAAAAATCTTCTAACATATTTTGCATGTTATATTTTAGATTATAATCCCCGGTTTGTTGATCCATATAAGGAGTACGTTTCATTTTTGAGATAGTCTTTTGCATAAAGTTTTCTATCTCAGCAGGTGGTATAGCACCTACATTTATGTAAAAAATACGTTTTTCAGGAGCGCGGACAATTCTATGCACTAACATAGCATCCTCCATTAGAACATATTGTTTAAATAATTTACGAGCAGGTTCAATGTAACTTCTACCATATGGAAGATAGTTTACATCTGATAGTAGTCTGAAGTGAGCTATTTCGTAGTTATCAAAATAAATTGCTGTGTTGCTATCTCTATCACTTGTATATTGGGTTCCTCCAAAATATCCACCATATTCTCCCCCACCACTTAACCCATCAGGATCAAATTTAAATCTTACTTCTACATCCTTTTTATTTTCACCTACTTTTTCTTCCCTTATAATATTGTATGCTGTGTAAGGAATAACATTATACACACCAAATTTTTCAGCTATTTCTAGTTTAAGGAAAAAATCACCATATTTACACATCTGGCGAATCCACATCCATAAGTTAAATTCAATGTTTAAAACATCGTAAAATAAATTATAAAGAATTTTTTGTACTTGTTCATCCGAACTTTTAATTTGAAGTACCTCACCCATTTCACTTTTTAAAGTAGATTCATCAGATAGTATATCTAAAGCAGAAGCAATAATAGCATCTGTGTCCATTGCTTCATAATCTGAATATAATTGGGTTCTGAGGGTTTGGTAGTTTAATGCGGGGTTATAAGCCGACATTTGATTGGTAGTATATAAACGATTATATCTATCAATCATTGAATTAGTTTCAACAGATCCTGCCAGTTGTTCTTGATTAAAGTCAAGTACTTTAAGTTGACTTCCTCCTACATTACGGATTATTACGTCTGTAGAGAATAGTCTTTTTAATCTTGTAAATACGCTAGTATCAGCCATGTTTGTTAATATATGAATAAATATTACAGAAGCCAACTAAAATCTTCAATCCCACCTTTTCCATTATCCATTGTATATGGGTTATCCATTCCTGTTGAAAAATATGCTCCTTGATATTGAGTTGTGTTTTTTGAAAATGCTCCTAAAGCAGCTTTTGTTATATCTAATCCGTGTTGTTTAAATTTTAATGCAGTATCTCGTACATATAAGCCGATACCAAAACTCATAACTAAATCATCATTATAACCAATTTGAGCTTCAGCTCTACCATGTTTCCAAATAAACGTTTTCATTTCTTCTAATAAACGTTTAGATTGAATAGTAACACCTTTATCACTTACATATTCTTGGAATTTACCTATTACCATAGGTCGGGTTCGAGTAGACATAGTAAACCCTGCAGTCATACTTGAATTATTTTCATAATTTTGTAAATATGAATCTACATTTACCATATCTGATTTTGGAGAATAATATAAATTAGGGTAGTTACGTTCAATAATAGTTTGAATTGTACTCCAACCAATATTAGCATTTTCTACCACCAATAAAGCATTATTATATTCAGTAGCAATAGCTGTTAATATATTTCCAAAATCCTTAGTACCTATTTGACCTTTATATTCACCTACTTGTGTAGCAGATTCTACATCAAATATATGGAATGCCGAATAATCTTTACCATCACCTCTAGCTACGTCAGCTGAAATTAGGTATTGTCTAGTATAATCAGCAGATTCCCATATCCATAAATTTTGGTCTGCTCCTCTTCTTTCTAAAGGTTCTTTAACTGTAGATTTTTCTATAAATTCTAGATATTCAGGGTAGAATACAATATCACCAGAAGTACTAAAATCACAATCACACTCTTGAGCTGCCATTCTAGGATCTCCTAATAATTCATCTTGTCTATCTCTCCATTCTTGATTTCGCTCAGGATGGACATACCAAGGTAATTTAATAGGTAAAAATTCGTTTTCACTTGCTTCAGCCCTAACCCATGTTTGGTGAAACCAATTACCAGTACCATAAGGAGTTGAAAGTGCTATACACCCCCCACCTGTAGCAAGTGTTTGTTGGGCTGATGCCCATATCTCACCAATGTTATCAATAAAAGCAGCCTCATCAATTAATAGAAGTGAAACTGCTTCTGATCTACCTGCGTCGCTTGATGCTGAAGTAGCTTTAATTTGAGATCCATTTGTTAAGCGGAGTGTTAATTTGTTATTTTCTTCAAAATCTACTTTAAGCCATGAAGGTAAATTTTCATACATAAATTTAACCTTTGTAACCATATTTTTAGCAGTTTCCTGCTTATTAGCTATGCAAAGAATATTTTTATCTTCATGAAAAATCATCATCCATAAAGAATAACCAGCAGATAACGTTGAAATACCTAATTGACGAGATTTTAAAATAATAGAATAAGGATTATCTTCAAATAATTTTAATACTTTTTCTTGAAATGGATATAAATGAAAGTTGATTCTACCTCTTTGTGGGTGTTGAATCATACAATACTTTTTCATAAAGTGTATAGGATCTTGAGCACACTTTACATATTCCTGCCTTATTATTTTTTTAAGATTACTCATTGAGGGAGTGTATAATCTATAACATGTAGTAGTAAAAGTATACCTACTGCTCCAGTCCAAGGTTTTTTATACCATTTATCTACTTGATTTAAATGGTTTAGATGTAAATCTATTTGGTTATTTAATAATTCTATTTCTTGATCTTTGTATAAAAGGAGATTTTCATTATGATCATTTAACTCTAGGTGGAATTCTATTTGTTTTTCTAATTGTCCAATTAAAATAGTTTTAATAGAATCTTGTGTTTCTAGAGTATCTAAAGCTAAAAAAAATTCTTCAAGTTCTATAGCAGGAATTTGAAGAGTATCTTGTGAAAAACAAAGACTAGATACACATAAAAAAAGTGTAATTAGAATTT